ACCTACCCCGGCGCCTGTGATGGATCCTGTGGTGGTCCCGGCGTAGCCGGTGCCGTTGGCGTAGTTCAAAACCGCGACCACGCCACCCGTAATATCCACGATGGCCACCCACATGGCCCCGGACCCGCCGCCAGTAGTGGAAAATGTCAGTGGGTAGCTGTCCGCTGCATAACCACTGCCTGCGTGAGTGATCGCCACAGCCGTGATGGCCCCGCCCACGATGGTCAGCCCGAACGTGGCAGGGTCTGCGACGAGGGGGGTTATGGTCACGTTGGGGGGCTGCACCCCATAACCACTGCCGCCATCAAGGACGGAAATGGTGAACACGCTGCCACCCGACACGTTGGCGATGGCCTTGGCCGTGGTTGGGATCTGCTGGCCGTTCGGGGCCTGGATCGTCCAGGTGACGTGGGTGGTGTCCACGTAAGTAGCGATGGCGCCCCATAGCCACACGCCGCCACATTTAAGGCGCAGCAACCGGCCCACGTCCGTGGCGCGGAATCCAGCCCCGCCGTTGATGCCCACAATGGAACTGGCCGTGACCGTGACCGTGCCGGACGTGCCGGAAGGGGTCAGCGTGGTGGCGGTCACGTTGACTGGCAGGTAGGGGCCGTCCAGGAAGTTGATGACGGTCAACGTCCAGACATAGGCACTCACCCGCTGCAGCTTGCGCGGGGCATAGTTGGGGTGGCAGATGTAGAGAGTGTCTGCACTCTGGGCGAAGCTGAGGCCCCAGATGTCGCTGGATGAATAGGGTGTCACCACTTCGACCGGCACGCCTACGTTCTGCAGCTGCCCATCGTTGGCGTAGAACCGCACGTATTGGTGGCCAAACTCAAGCACGTAGGCCTGATTGACACTGAATTCGAAGCGCTGCAGCCGAGGGGCGTAGCTGCTGTCTTTGACCGCTGCCACATAGCGAGTGCCCGGGCGCCGAGTCAGACCACCCTGCTGGGTGGGGCAAAAGTTCAGGCACTCGGCCAGGCCGTTCTTATACTTGGCCAGGTCGAAGCGGCCGAAGGCCAAGGGGGTCCATTCCCCGCCGTTGAAGTTGGTCTGGACCCAAGTAGCCCGAGGCATCTAATACCTCGCCAGCCAGAAGGTGTCATCCGGGGCTTCAGCCGACATCTGCTCGAAAGAGTTGTTGAGCCGGGCACAGTTCCGGCAGTCCTCGTATTCCCGGTCCAACGTGGCCTTCTTGCTGGTGGAGTTGGTCAGGGCCTCGCACATGTCGATAGCCATGCTGATGGCCACCATGTCGTAGAACGCCGAATCCCAAAGGGTGGTATCCGTGATGTCTGCGATGTAGCGCAGGTTCAGCACGGGCCCCAGGTTGGTGAGGATCTTCCGACCCTCCAGAACCCAGTCCAGGTCCGCATCCCGAGGCAGCAGGATCCGCAGGCAGTCCGAAGGCAGGGTGAAGGCGTAGGTGTAGTCGAAGGTGGGCGCCACGGAATCCGGGGCCAGCACGGCCCGGGTGATGGCGAAGTTCCACCGATACTTTCGCAGTTCTGATCGCCGGTTCGAATCGAAGGCGATGGAGCACTGGCGGGCCTCACGGCCGTTGTCAGTGAGGCTTAGAATGCTGGCAGCGCCCAGCTTCTGCAGGGCGCTGTTACAGCAATCGACGGTGCTCTGGGCCATGGATTACTCCTCAGCCGAGCCCGACCAGGTAGGCGTAAAGACCAGTGGGGGTGCCGCCAGTGGCAGCCATGCGGACGTTGCACGCCGGAAGATCAACGCCGGTCTGGGCAAAGGGCAGCGCCGTGGCGCTGACCTTGGACCCGGAGTAGACCGAGAGGTCTTCCCAGGTTCCGTTCGGGCTCTGGATCTGCAGGCTGATGGTGGCGCCAGTTACGGTGCCTTCAGCCATGAAGATGTATTCGCCGCCTGGAATGGCAACGGAAGCACCCGAGGCGGACAGGTTGGCCGCCAGGGTGTAGGAATTGGAATCACAACGCCGAACGGTCACGGGGCTACTCCTAGAGGGGCGGGAACCCGCTGCGGATGACCTGGTTGGTGATGTGCTCCAGGGCCAGAAGCACGGACGCCTTGTCCGTGATGTTCGTGCTGAGGATGTTCAGTTCGACATCCTTGGACTGGGTGCTGGACGCCACGGTCACGTCGAAGTCGCCCTGCCCCTTGTTCACGCCGAAAAAGTAGTTGGCCATGAGGTCTCCTAGTGGAGGTCGGGGCGGATCCTAAGACCCGCCCCTTCCTTCATCAGTTGGGCATTGAGTAGAAGAAGTCCACGACCAGGGTCCCGGAGGCAGGCAGCGAGGCCGTGCCGATGGTGCCGATCACGGTTTCCTCAGCGGTCAGCGCAGGATCCGCAGCGCCAGCGATCGTGGCAATCCCAAAGAGCGTGGGGGTGTCAGTCGCGGTGATGGCGGAACCGGCCGCCTTGTATTTGCCGGTGGTGCCGCTGATGCCGATTGCCAGCGTGGCCGTGCCCATGGACACGGACGTGGTGATCAGACCGAAGGCAAACGTGGCGCCAGCGGGCAGGTTGCCGAACTGGAGAATGTCGCTGGTGGTCTGGGTGTTGTAGGTGAAGGTCGCACGCATCCGCTTGAGGCGGGCGCCGTAGACAGTGGCCCGGGGCTTGTAGCCAACGGGGGCCGAGGTCTGGTTGGCAGACCCGGCAAGTTCGGTAGAGAGGTAGGTGGCCATCGGTCAACTCCTAGAAGGCTGAAGGTGAAGTGGGGGCCAAGGTTCAGCCGGACCTCGCAAGGCCCCCACTCAAAGGGCTAGTAGCAGCTGATGAGACCAGTGCGCTTCTCTTCCAGGCGGGCCCCACCGAACGTGCCGGTGACGTAGACCTGAGTGGAGTAGCGCTTGTCAGCACGCTCGGAAACCTTGGCCTGGATGTCATTCCAGACGCCAAGCGCCACGCCGGACTTCGCCCAGAAGGGGCAGAGCCAGGTGGTGCCGGTGGTGTAGCCAGTGACCGCAGGGTTGATGGCCGTGTTGAAGTTGGCCGCGCCAGGGATGCGCTCAGAGTGGATAAAGTTGAAGCCCATGAAAGAGCTGATCTTTCCGTCCACCAGAACCGGCTTGGTGTTGTAGTCCAGGTTGATCGCCTGGGCCTCGTTCAGCAGGTTGTCGTGCTGCTTGGCGCTGATGATCATGAACAACTGATCGTTGTCGATGTCCACGTCAGCCTGCAGCAGGATCAGCTTGGCAGCCCGCAGCTTGGCGATGTTCAGGCCGGTGTTGCCCGAGGCGCCGACCGTGGGGCCAACCAGCTGGGAACCGGAGTTGTAGGCGGACAGCAGACCAGTGGCGCTGGTGCCGTTCTCACCCGTGTTGTTGCTGTTCAGCACGCCGCTGATGATTTCGTCATCGATGGCGCGACCCATGGCCATCACACCAGCCGTGGTGTAGGGGCCCGTGGGATCGATCAGCAGGCGAAGCAGATCCTGCTTGTCCACCAGGTCGGCCCAGTCGTAGTCATTGGGGTAAATCCAACGCTTGTCCTGGGGGGTGCTGATGAGGGGAGTATCCGAGTGGCGGCCCTGGTTACGAACCGGGCTGACCGCACCGAACTGCTCCGCGATGGAAGCGGCCTTGCCGACGAAGGAGTATTCCTTTACGGCGCCGCGAAGGCGAGAGCCCTGCTGCTGCAGGAGCATCATGATGTTGGTCGTATACTGCTGGACCTGTGCCGCAGTCACGTTAACGGACATGGCATTTCTCCAAGGAAAAACAGAAAGACGCGACCAATGGGGTGGTCACTTCCCTCGGCTTGTCCTCAGAGAGGGGCCTAGCGTTGCAGGGCCAATGTTGGTGCGGGGGTCACTCGAAAATGCTGGGTGCCTTGTCTGCCTTGGCCTTCTTACCTTGTTCCGGCACGGCCGGTTCAAGTCCTTCAATGCAGCGATTATAGATCCATGTGTGGATTTCGCCAATTTTATTTCGATCGCCCGCAAAGCCCTCAAGCCGGGCCTGGGCGAAGGCCAGTTCCAGGCACTTCAGCTTGAGGTCGGCACCCGTGGTCATTCGTCACCCGGGTGGGCGAAGCTGTGGAGCCGGGTCATTTCCGCCATGGCCGTGGCATCGCCCTTGGCATATCGGGCCACGAAGTCGCGGTCCCGGCGCAGTTCATCGATCTTGGCTTTGGCCTGGCCCGGGGTCATGGCGTTCCCGAACTTCTCATTATGGTTCCCGGCCACGAAGTCGGCTTCCCCCATCTTGGCGCCGAGGTCAGCGAAGAACTGCATGGTGGCCTTGTGGCCCATGGACTGCTGCAGCTTGTCGATGACCTCATTCTGGATCCCAGCACCACGGACGAACGCCTGGGCCTGGGCCAGCTTCTGGGTGAAGGCAGCGCCCCACTCGGCTTTCAGCGCCACGTCATCGGCCTGGTAGGCCTGTTCGGTCTGGGCCTTCTGGCCTTCCAGAGTCTGGGTGGTCTGTTCGTTGAACCAGGCGGCCAGGGCTTCACCCTGCTTCTGAGGCAGCCCCAATTCGTGCATCTTAGCCGCTGCGGCCTTGGTGAATTCGGTAGGTTGGGCGCCCTCGGGCACCAGCTTGTATCCATCGGGGGCAGTGGGGCGGCCCAGCTTCTCGTAGAACTTCCCCATTTCCTCGGGGGTGGCATCGGGCTTGGGCATGACCACGGTGTTCCCGGCCTTGTCCGCACCCATCAGCTTTTCCAGGTTCCGGTAGCTGTCCAGCATCTTGGCCGGGCTATCCCAGCCCTTGTTCTGGACGTAGCCAGCCGTGGTTTCGTCTACCTCAGGCAGCCAGGGGATCGGGGCTGCGGGGGGTGTGGCTGGTGCTCCAGCGGCGGGTGGTGCGGCAGGAGGCATGGCGCCGGGGGCTGGGGCATTCAGCAGGGCTGCTGTGCCTTGTCCGGGTGTTCCGGGGGCTTCGGACATGGGTCTGTTCTCCTAGACGTAGGGACGAAGGGTGAAGGAATCGATGTGGGGGACAGGGGCGGCTTCCTCGGCGGGAAGGTCCAGGGCCTCGGCATCGGGGATGTCGGGATCAGGGGCCGGAGCCTCGATGGCCACCAGGACATGACCAGCCACGCCATCCCGTTCCTCGAACTGAATGGAAAAGGCCACATGCTCGGACGCCAGATCAGCAGCCAGTTCGGCCTGCTCGGCTTCGGTGAATTCCTCGTTGATGGGTTTCCACAGGACTTCAGTCATCGCTTTCCTTTCTGGAAGGGGTGGGGGCCACAGCGTGGAAGGCCCACAGCTGTTCATCGCTTAACTGCAGGTGGCGCTGGATGCGCAGCCAGACTTCCTTCCGGCCCTCGGCCACAGCGTGGACCCTGGGATCTGGGTGGAAGGTGGTTTCAGTGGCACGGCAGAACTTGGCCAAGTCCTCCAGAACCTCGTTCCCGAATGGAGTCAGGAAGGTTCTGCAGTAGGCGTTCCGTCTGCGGCCGATGTAGTCACGGACACGATCAATCATTGGGCGGTAAACTCCACCCGCCACACCGTGCCTTCATCGTCATTCAGGGTGAAGGATCCGCCAGTCATGGCGGCTTCCTTCAGCTTCTTGATGACCGGCACCAGCTGCTTGCGGGCTTCTTCCAGTGCGTCCATGGGGTCTCCTAGCCGGGCTGGCCGGTGGTGGGGTTGGTGCCCTGGGGTGAGGCGGCCTTGGCCATGGCAGCCATGCCGGGCAGGGCCTGGGTGACCTGGGCGGCCATCTTGTCCTGGTCCCGCTTCTGGCGGATCGCAGCCACGGCCTCGGGGGAACGGATGAACCGGAAGGGAGCACCGTTGATGTCGGCGACTTCAGGCGTGATGGTGTCCACGTCATACCAGTCCATGGCGCTCGGATCCTGGGTCTGGGCCACAATCTCAGCCGACCACTGCATGGACCGCATGATGCCGCTGGCTTCCTCAGCCCTCATGGCCCGGTTCAGCGGGGCGTCGTATTCGACCTTGAACCCACCCCCGGCTTCCAGCAGTTCCGGGGGAGGCGGGGGAATCAGGCCCTGATTGATCAGCAGATCAAATTCACGTTCGATCAGGGGGCCTAGCCCCTCGGCTTGGAATCGACCCATGGTGGGGGACAGCAGGGCGCCCTTCTCCCGGGCACGCTAAAGAACCTCAGTGGCAGTCATCTGGGGGGTTTCCACCAGGATCTGGAACAGGGTCACCAGGAACGCATCGTTGATGGCCAGGCGCTCATCGTCCATGAGTTCCTTGCCGATCTGCATGTTCCCGACTGGCAGAGCGTGGACCAAGGCCCGGCCCTCAGCGGACACGCCGCCCGGGTTGATGGCGCCGGGCTTCATGGAGAACCCTTCCAGGATTCCATCGTCATGGGCCAAGAGCACCGGAGCCACAGCCCGATGCCCCTGCTGCATGACCACCTTCTTTTCCTCGTTCAGAACCTTGATGCTGGGCAGCACGTTCATGGCAGGGGACCGGCCGTAGAGTTCGCCAGGTGCCGTGAGATACCGGGCCACGCTGTAGGGCATCGACCGATACCCGCCCTCTTCCAGCAGGTGCTTCTGATCCTTCAGGATGTAGTGGGAGGCGAAGCGCTTGCCCTTGCGGTCCAGGCGGCCGGGCTGGAATTCATTGTTCGGCCGCACGGCATGGATGACGAAGACCTCTTCCTCGGGCTTCTCCCGCAGCCGAGTGGCCAACGTGTCAGGCAGCGAATCCTTGCCCCAACGCTGCGCGATCTGACGCAGGGTCATCTTGAAGCGGCGGTAGACCTTATCCACCTGGCCCTGATGGTTGGCCGCAAAGTAGAGCTCGCCCAGGTGAACCTGGCGATACCGCAATCCCCGAGTGTTTGGCCGTGTCGGATCCATGAACTGATCGGTGAACAGGCAGCTGGTCCCGAAAGCGCCAATGGACACATACCCATCGTGCATGTTCGCCTGGAAGCCACTGTGCGGGCTGTAGCGATAGTGAAAGAGCATGTCCGTGGCGTAGTCGAACCACTGCATGACCGAGTTGCTTTTCTTCAGTTGGGGTTCTTCAGGCCGCAGCCGATGCCACTT